AGCTTTTTACTTGAGTATTAAATTCTTCATAATCTTTTGTTTTAAGAGACAACATTCCAATATGTTCACTTGTTTGTCTGTCTAACTGGTTAGCATAACGTTTCAAAAGATATGGTGTTGCAGTTTCCCTTGCTACATCACTTAGGTTTTCTGGTAATGTTTCAAACTCTAACTCGCCTTGATCGTTACGAGTCATAACAGAAGGCATCTTTCTTACAGTTTCAACACCAACTTTCTTTTGTTCTTTAACTGCTTCTTCATAAAACATCTGGGTTGCTTTAGCGCCTGCTTGTTCAATGGCTCTTCCAACTTGAGCAGCACCAGTATTAGTTGATACAACACCTACAGTTTTGTTAATAAAGGAATTACGTTTTGGTGTTAAAAATTCTGCCATTATCTAAAACCTCTAAAGTCTGCACTTGTATAAACTGGTGATTGATACCCAGTAGATTTAGGAGTTACTGAAGATGCTTTATGTCCTGCCATTAAAAGACTAGATGTTGCACTTATCAATGATGCATTCATTGCGTTTTTGCCTCTCATATTCGCAACTGCTATACCCAAATCTCTTTGTCTTTGTTCAGTTAAAAACTGCAGTCTTGCTCTATCTTCTGTAGTATCTGCTTCTTTTCTTGCTCTATCTTGTAAAGCTTTTAATGATCTATCACTTGTATCACGACTATTAACACCAGTAAGTGATTGATTTATATTTAGAAAATCTTCTAAGTTTCTACGTCTTGCATTTCCTTGTTGTAATGCAATTAACTCAGCATCTTTCTTTTGCTCTTCTATCTGCATCCTTTGCATACGAGCTTCAGCCTTTGCAGCCTTACCTGCTTGTATTGTTCCATATGCTTGAAAAATTGCAGACGCAATCATTAAACTCAAAACGCAACCTCCATAACCATACCATTTACCTGTAAATCAAATGGGAATGACTGAGAGACAGTAACTCTAGGGTCTCTTGCATATCCCAATAAACGAAACTCTTCTTTACCAGTTATTGCAGTTCTTTCTGTACTCATATCATCTGTTACATTTCGTATAATTAAATCAGTAGAATTTACAGAAACAGATAATGTAGATACTAAATCTAATGTAACTCTTGTTACTTTTCTTGGCTCACCAGTTAAAGGACCTCCAACAACTTGTGCATCAACTGGTAAAGACTTCAACTCAGGAGTAAAAGTATAACCAATAAATGCTGAAGATGCCCCAGTTATTGTTGCAGATGCATCTATCTGTGCTCCTGATATAGTAAATTCCCCAAGAAAGTTATTGCCTGATGTAGCTTTTACAACTGCACCATTTGAAAAGTGTGATCCCAAACTACCAAATACACTTGCAGACCCAGTAAAGGTATCACAAAAATCCATAGGCATATCAACTTGAAACTCTTCTAAGAATAACTTGGTTGTACCTGATCCATCATCTCTTGAGGCAAGAACAAATAATCTTTCATTTACAGAACATATACTATGCCATTTACCTTGAGTGTCCCATAAACTCCATCCTGCTTTCTTATCACCACGAATAGAATAAAATACAGCTATAGTTCCATCATTATTAAGAAGAAAAGCATATGACTCTGATCTGTTTAATGCACCTTTAATTGATGTTTGTTGAACTGGATCAAGTATCAAATGAGGTGCAAGTGATGATACAGCAACCGAAGTATAAGAAGCTTCTGCATCTGTAAATAAAAACTCTCGTAATGCCGAACCCGTTTTTTGTATAAATAATGTAGCCCCATCAAACACAACGGGCTTTACAAAACTAGACCCAAAGGGTGTTTGTCTTCTTATTGTGGCATTTGCAGGTGTAACAGGTTTGTCAGTCGGGGCTTGCACAAATAACTCTGAGCCACTTGTAAACACCTGCAAATCTCTATTTGATACTAAATGTCTAATTGAAAATATCTCACCAACATTAGCAGTTAAATCTAATGCATCATTATCGCTTGCATCACCAACATCAAAGTTAAAGTATTCTCCAGTCTTTGATCCCCATATTCCATCTGGCTGAGCCAATGTTCCACCAAACCATAATCTGTTTTGATGAAATGTAACTGCCGCAGGAAACCCACGAACAGATGAATAGCTTTGTTCTTGCCACTCAGTAGTAGCTGCTCCAGTTTCAATTCTTGGTCTTCCACCACCTAATGCACTTGCAGTTGCACTTGCTCCTGCAGTAATTTCATATGTATTCTCATCAATAACTGCAGATATTGTTCTTGATCCATTTAAGTTGCCTATAGCAATTCCACCTATAGCACCTGCTCTATCAATAGTAATACTTGCTCCTACATCAAGACCATGCAAAGCATGAGTTACTAAAACCTTATCACTTCCCTCAAATGTCTGAAAAGCATCTGTTTCTAATTGCTGTCTAAGTGTGCCAAGAATATTTGCAGTAACAACAGTTGAACTTGTAAACCCAGTAATTAAAGCTTCTGTCTTACCAATCTTCAAATAAACACCAACATGATCTGATACAAAATAGGCTGATGAAGCAGTTAATGTTCTTCCGTTACCCGAAGTATGACTAGCACTAAGGGTTACACCTAAGTCTTGAAATGGATAATAAGGTTGAAATATATTTTTATCATCAATTGATTGTTGAAAAGCATATGTCTCAACAATAAATGTAGTAAGCCCAGTTCTAACTAGTTTTCTTATCATAAATGTATTATGAGCAATAAACATTACATCACCTTGTTGGGTAAATGTAAATTCTTCTAAGTAAGGCGCTGATGTTGTATTTACTAACCAAGATTGTCCAGTAATGGTTTGTATCTTTGATACTGTTGCATCAGTCGGACTAATCTGAAATATATCTATTTGTGTATTACTAAAAGCTATTATATACTTTTCGTCATCTGAAAATACAAAAGGTTCTATTCTAACTGTTTGTCTTAAGTTTGAATTAAATGATGGGCTACTATCAAAATTATGCCATCTTTTTGTCCCAGGTCTTTTTTTGACACCACCTTCACCTTTGATAAAAAAGTTTCTAACTTTTTCTGCAGCATTAGTATAAACGGGACTGTCTGTTCTTGACGTCAATGACGGGCTTATTTCTCCAAATTGAAAGCTATTTTGTGGCACACGAACTCTAGCCACTATGACCTCCTATCAGTAATAAACCTTGACGTTGTTAGTTTTCTCGTTGTTTGTTGTTGTGAATCAAGATTTCTTGCTTGTGCCATTAATACATTAGCTTTGCTTTCCATAATCTGCATCAAGCCATCATCTCTTGCTATAGCAGTTGCAAAGATACTAGCTAATGAATACTCTACTGCAATCGTAAAATATGAAGGAAAATCAATCTCTTGTGCTCGATATGTAAAGTCAGCTATTAACTTATCACTTGATGTTAAGTTTGAAAAAACTTTATCACCATAAACTGAATATTCTATTTTATTATCATTTACAGTAACAGCATGAAGTACAAGAAGATTACTAGGTAGCTGATGTGCTATATCAAATCTACCAGTAGGTACATCTGATAATTGATTAAGTTCTGCTTGTTCAGTTGCAAATCTCCATCTTGCCATAGACAAAGATGATCTTATTACATCTTCATACATATTAGTTGCAACTAAAGCCTCAGTTGAACTTGAGTCAAAAGAAGTAATTGGTTCTGCACCTATAAGAACTAAGGCTCTTGATGCTATATCTAATGCTGAATTTGCTACTGTACTTGCCATATGAAAATAGGGGGATTGCTCCCCCTACTCCTAATCTCCGTCTGTTTCTGCTACAGCAGTACCATCTGAAACATCTACAGTAGTACCATTGTTTGATAAAACAGTTACAAAGTTTGTTGTTGGTGTATTCGTATCTTGAACAATTATCAAATCACGAACATTTAACATATTTACAGCTTCACCAGTGAAATAGCCTGCAGAATTAACTGCTGCAATTGCATCTGTGGTTTGATAAATCCACAGACAAACTCCACTAGCACCACCGATTTTGTGAAGACCACTTGAACTATAAGCCATTAGAC